AAAAGAACACCTAAACACAAGACTAAGAGCCATGCAGTACTCGCTAAAGAAGGAAAAACCATCAAACTGATTAGATTTGGTCAGCAAGGTGTAAGTGGAGCAGGTAAGAATCCTAAATCTGCTAAAGATAAGGCCAGAAAGAAGTCGTACTACGCTAGACATAATGCACAAGGTAAGCCTACGACTAAGTTATCAGCTAAATATTGGAGTCATAAAGTAAAATGGTAAAGCCTAAATTTGATTCTACAGGTTCTTTGATACAAGATGCAGGTGAACAGTTATTATTAGACTCAGAATGGGTAAAAGTAGGCACTACTAAGCTATGTGAGTGTGAAGGTGCAGANAATACAAAGGAATGTGAGTGTGATACGTTAACAACTACAGGTACACACTGTGATAGTTGTGTAGAATGTGGTTGTGATCCTAGTGTATGTAGATGTGAATGTCACAAAGCATCGCAGGAGAAGATAGATATCCAGAAATATCTAAAGACTAAAGAGTTCTGGCGTAACAGAGAATAGAGGAGAAACAAATGCCCCAAGGAAAAGGTACATACGGAAAGCAAGTAGGAAGACCACCAATGAAAAAGAAGATGAAGATGAATAAAGGTGGAGCAGCAGCCATGAAAAAGAAAATGATGTATGGTGGTGCTATGAGTAAGAAGAAGTAATATGAAAGGCGTAAAACATTATTTCAAAGATGGTACTGAATATAAAGGTGGTACTCATAAAATGAAAGATGGTACATATAGTGGATCTAAGCATAATAAAAATAGTGCAAAGATTTTTCATATGAAAGAGTTATCTAAGACTGTACAGAATAAGTTAAGAAAGAAATAACTTGGGATGGCGATTATGTTTTGGTGGGGGAAGTAAGATAACTTCAGGAGTCGCTTATTATTTGGAAGACGAATATGGCTAAACCTAAATCTAAATCAACAGTAAACAAAGCAGGTAACTATACTAAACCTGCGCTACGTAAGAGAATATTTAACAGAATAAAAGCAGGAGGTAAAGGTGGTTCGCCTGGTCAATGGTCTGCACGTAAAGCTCAGATGGTAGCCAAGGCGTATAAGAAAGCAGGTGGAGGTTATAGGTCGTGATATGGGAGAGACATGGGAAACGATTGTACAAGCATGGCCCTTAGTATTTGGATTCGTAACTCTAGTTATTGTATTAGCTAAGATGCATGGACAGATTGAAGTACTGCAAGATAAAGTAAAGACGTTATTTGACTTATGGAACTCTAGACCAAAATGAAACCATCACAAAAAAGTTTAACAGATTGGGGAAAGCAGAAGTGGCGTACCAAGTCTGGTAAGAACTCTACTCAAGGTTCTAAGGCTACAGGTGAACGATACTTACCTGCTAAAGCAATTAAATCTTTAAGTAATAAAGAGTATGCTGCAACAACTGCTGCAAAAAGAAAAGGTAAGAAAGCTGGTAAACAGTTTGTAAAACAACCAAAGAGTATTGCAAAGAAGACTAGATCCTACAGGAGAACTTAATTATGGCTGATGTTATGTTTGTAAAAGATGGCAAAAAACTTAGTAAGCGAGAAAAAAAATTAACAGAAAAAGAATTAGATAAAATTGCTAAGGAAAAAGAAGAGCTATTTAATATAAAGAAAGATAAAAAAGATAAAGTAAAAAAGAATATGGGTGGTGCAATGCAAAAAACTTATGGCGTGAAAGATGGTGGTTTTACAAAAAGAGGACCATGTAAATAATGACTGAGCAACAAGAAAATTTTCTTAACGCTTTGTTTGGAGAAGCGCAAGGTAACTTTCGTAACGCCATGAACATTGCAGGTTATGCTCCAACAGAGTATCCTGCTAGGCTTATTCGACAAATGAAGGGTGAGATAATAGAGAGAGCAGAGAATATGTTAGCTGCTAATGCTCCTAAAGCAGTTCTCTCTATGTCAGGCATACTAGATGATCCTAGTGCTTTAGGTAACAGGGATCGACTAGCTGCTGCAAAAGAAATTCTAGACCGTACTGGTATAGTTAAAACAGAGAAGATAGAACACAAGGGTGTAGCTTCTGCTGTTGTTATATTACCTCCCTTAGAGGAAGATGATGACACTCAAAAGGATTGATCATGCAAGTCGTAGAAAAATTAAAGCAATTGGGAAAATTCCATACGGATACGATTACGAGGTTGATGAAGGGGATGTGGCGTGGTATCTGCCGAATGAAGAAGTGCTTTGTAAATTCGATGAAGCGGTTACTCAAATTCGTGAAGGTGGTCACTCTGTACGAAAGGTGGCGACGTGGTTAGAAAATGAAACTGGTAGAAAACTTTCTGCTACTAGGTTACACAAGTTGGCATGGACTGAGGAAGAGTTGGATGCTAGGAGAAAGTCTCGTAGACGTAAATTATCTCCCAAGCAAAGAAAAATCGAAGACCTTAAAAATACCGAAAAGCAAACTAGAATCAAAGCAGATCAGGCAAAGAGAAGATTAAGTAAAGTATTAAGTACAGGCAAAGAACCTGAAGAACTATTAGACTTTGCAGACTCAGTAGAGAAAGAACCTGAAGTTGTTTTTAAAGCAAATCCTGGTCCTCAAACACAATTTCTTTCTTCAAATGAGCGTGAGGTTTTCTATGGAGGAGCAAGAGGTGGGGGTAAAACTTATTCTCTGCTTATAGCTCCATTAAGATACGTACATAAAGCTGCTCATCGTGCATTACTTATAAGACGTTCGATGCCAGAACTAAGAGATGTTATATTCCAGACTCAGCAGATATATCGTAAGGCTGAACCGAAAGCTAAGTTTAAGAGTCAAGAAAATACGTGGTACTTCCCAAGTGGGGCTAGAATAGAATTTGGGTATTGCGAAAACTTACAAGATGTGTTAAGATACCAAGGACAGTCCTACTCTTGGATTGGTATAGATGAGCTACCTCAGTATGCTAATTCAGATATATGGCAGTTCTTAAAGTCATCACTACGTACTACGGATACCAGTATACCTTTACATATGAGGGCTACAGGTAATCCAGGTAATATAGGATCAGCATGGGTTAAGAAGTTATTTATAGATCCTGCTGAACCAAATACAAGAATAACTGAGAAGATAGAATATGAGCTAGATGGTAGAACACTGTCAAGCGAAATAACAAGAAAGTTTATAGCAGCATCAGTATGGGATAATCCGTATCTCACACAAGANCAAAGTTATGTTGCTATGCTGGCATCTCTACCAGAAGTAAAACGTAAGCAGTTTCTATATGGTGATTGGGATGTAGTAGATGAGGGAGCATTCCCTGAGTTTAATAAAGATATACATACGTGTGATAGTTTTGAGATACCTAATGGTTGGACTAAGATAAGAGCAGCAGACTTTGGATACTCAGCACATTCAGGTATACTATGGGGTGCAGTAGATTATGATGGATGTCTGTGGATATACAGAGAGTTGTATGTCAATCGTTTGACGGCAGATAAGTTAGGTCAGATGATTATGGAAGTAGAGTCTGATGATGGTAGAATACAGGATGCACTATTAGATAGTTCCTGTTGGGCTAAAAGAGGTGATGTTGGCCCATCAATAGCAGAGACTATGAATAGAGAAGGATGTAGGTTTAGACCATCGGACAGATCACCAGGATCTAGAGTAGCAGGTAAGATAGAGTTACATAAAAGATTGATGGTTGATGAAGATACAGATGAACCAAAGATAAAGATACTAAAGAACTGTAAGAATTTAATTAGTCAGATAGCTGCATTACCAACAGATAGTAGAAATCCAGAGGATGTAGATACTAAATCAGAAGATCACTTGTATGATGCACTAAGGTATATGATAATGTCTAGGCCAACAAACATAAGAGTAGCGTATGAAAATACACCTAAACACCGTTACCAAGCTTCCGACTCTACGTTTGGGTATTAAGTGTTCTGGGTGTACGTTGCTATGATTGCAGCGTTTGTATTGATTATTGGTGTATTTGTATACTGTCATAAGGATTAATTATGAGGAAACCTAGAAATTATAAACAGGAATACACCAGAACACATGGCACACCTAAAGGTAAACTAGATAGAGCAGGTAGAAATAAAGCTAGAAAAACTTTAAATCCCCCAAAAGGAATGGAAGTACATCATAAAAATGGTAATCCTAGAGATAATAGCAAGAAAAATTTAGCGGTAGTATCTAAAAAAGTTAATAGAACCTTGCAACCTAAAAGGAAGAAATATGGTAGATAAGAACGAATTAAGTGCTTTAGAAGACACTAAAATTGAAAAAGACTCTTATGATAACCTAGTTAGCTACGTTAAAGGAAGATTTGAACGTGCAAGAACTAGAAGATATTCAGATGAGGAACGATGGGTACAGGCATACAGAAACTATCGTGGATTATATGGACCTGATGTACAGTTTACTGAAACTGAAAAGTCTAGAGTCTTTATCAAAGTAACAAAAACTAAAGTACTTGCAGCCTATGGGCAGCTAATAGATGTATTATTTAGTCAAAATAGATTTCCTATTGGTATAGAGCCTACTCCATTACCTGAAGGAGTGTTGGATACTGTTCACGTTGATCCGAAAGAACAAGAACAGGAAAAAGCATTAGAACAAATACAAGATCAATATGGTTTTCCAGGTGATGGTAGAGATCTAGAGCCTGGTACTACTACAGATATGCTTAAAGATATGCTTGGTTCTCAAGCAGAAGATTTAGAAGATATAGAAGGTCTTAAAGAAGGACCAGGACAAACTCAATCAGCTATTACGTTTCACCCTTCTATGGTTGCGGCTAAGAAGATGGAAAAAAAGATTAAAGATCAATTAGAAGAATCTTCTGCAACTAAACATCTAAGGCACTCTGTATTTGAGTGTGTGCTGTTTGGTACTGCAATAATGAAAGGCCCATTTGCTGTAGATAAAGAATATGCTAACTGGGATGAAGAAGGCGTATATGATCCAATAATAAAAACAATCCCCAAGGTAGAGTATACATCTGTTTGGGATTTCTACCCTGACCCAGATGCATTTAATATAGAAGATGCTACGTATACGATTGAACGTCATCGTTTAACTAGACCACAACTAAGAGCATTAAAGAAACGTCCCTTTTTTAGATCTGGTGCAATAGAAGAAGCAATTAAAGATGGTGAGAACTATTCGCAAGAATGGTGGGAAGATAGTATTCAGGATTCTGAAACTTCTTCTGATTTTGGAAGTGATGGTCACTCTGCTGGTAGTGGTGATGTAGAACGATTTGAAGTATTAGAGTTCTGGGGTACAATAGATAAAGACATAGCGTCATTACAAGATCTTGAAATTCCTGAAAAGTATATTGATGATGATGAAATACAAATTAACTGTTGGGTGTGTAACAATCAGATCCTAAGATTTGTTATTAACCCATTCACACCTAAACGTATTCCTTACGTTGCAAGTCCATACGAGATTAACCCATACAGTTTCTTTGGTGTAGGTCTAGCAGAAAACATGGATGACACTCAAACATTGATGAATGGTTTTATGAGACTAGCAGTAGATAATGCTATACTCTCAGGTAATCTATTGATTGAGGTAGATGAAACAAACCTAGCACCTGGTCAAGATCTTACAGTATATCCAGGTAAAATCTTTAGAAGGCAAGGTGGTGCGCCAGGTCAAGCTATATTTGGTACTAAGTTTCCAAACGTGTCAAGTGAAAACATGATGCTATTTGATAAAGCAAGAGTATTATCAGATGAGTCATCAGGTCTACCATCGTATTCATATGGACAAACTGGTGTGCAGGGAACAGGCAGAACTGCATCAGGCATCTCTATGTTGATGGGTGCAGCTAGTAATTCAATACGTACAGTGATTAAGAATATGGATGACTATATGTTACGTCCTATGGGTGAAGCATTGTTTGCATTTAATATGCAGTTTGATTTTGATCCAGAGATACGTGGTGACTTAGAAGTAAGAGCTAGAGGTACTGAAAGCTTTATGAAGAATGAAGTTAGATCTCAACGTCTTATTAGTTTCTTACAGATTGCAAGTAGTCCTGTATTAGCACCGTTTGCTAAGTTCCCATACATTATGCGTGAGATAGCAGCAACAATGGATTTAGATGTAGATAAGGTTACTAACAATCCTGAAGAAGCATTTAGACAAGCTATTTTATTGCAGCAGATGCAACAACAAATAGTAGAAGATAATCCTCAACCTCCTCAAGATCCTACAGGTGCAGGTGGTGGTAATATTGGAACTGGTCAAGCTCCTGCTCCAGGTGAACAAGGTTTTGCTACAGGTGGTGGTCCTAATGCAGGAACGCAACAACAACAGCAACAGGCTCAAGCACCTCAAGGTCAGGGTGGTGGACAACAAATACCGCCAGAAATAATGGCAATGATGCAGCAAGGAGGTGGTGGTAATGCTTGACGTTAAAACTGCTAGAGACATTTTACCGTTAGTAAATACACCAGACTTTGAAGAATTGTTTAATATGTACTTAGACTCTAAGAGACATGATGCGTTACGTGTACTAGAACAGAGTGATAATAAAATAGAAATATATAGAGCGCAAGGTGCTATAACTATACTTAGAAAGTTAAAAAGTATGCGTGTAGAAGTACAGACAATATTAAAAGGAACTTGATATGAGTATTAAAAATAACAATCCTGGCAACATTAGAAAAGGTGATAACTGGGAAGGAATGGTTGAATCAAAAGGGAAATTTGTAGAGTTTGAATCTCCTGAATATGGTATTAGAGCAATAACAAAAATACTACAAACTTATTCTGA